CGAAAACGGGCAAAACTCGGCCAAGGTCTCAATGTTCGAACGATGCCCTAAGCGGCTGGAGTGCCCATTTAACTCGCTAAGTCACGGCCAGCCATGAGCTTTCCAGAGCCTACCCACCTTCGCCGCCAACGGCACAAAAACACGCACCACATCAAACTCGACGAAATCCCAATGAACTCACTCATTGCTATTCTGACCACCAGCAAAGGCTGGATCATTCGCCAAGCTATCAAGGCCACGGCTTACATCACGACTCCGCTGACCGCTTGGCTTGCAGCCAACGGCGCAGACGGCGACCAGACTCAAGCCATCGTCTCTGGCGTTGTCGCGGCTGTCGCTGTGCTGGTTGAATTGGGGCTGTCCTTTGCTGCTCGCAAAAACCCATGACCAGTAAGGCCCATCTCCGCCACAAGATTGAACGCATCAAGGAGCGGCTCGCTGTCGCCCTTGTGCTGATCTTGGCTGCGGCGTTGTGGCTTGCTATTGGCTGGATGTGCTTGAGTGTGATCAAATCACCGCCATGAACTATCCCTTCCCGACTTCTCCGCTTGCACTAGCCTTTTCAGAACCTGACGTGTCCAGCATCGCGCCGCATGTATTCGCAGCTCACGAAGAGCAGTTGGCCAGAGCGACGGCACCGCAGCCGCAACCGATCGTGGCTGAGATCACGTTTCGGCCTGACATAAGCGCATTTGAAATGGTCGCAGAAAACCGTGATGCGATGTCGCTTCTTCGGGCGCTGGGACCGCAAGCAAAGATTACCATTCACTTCTAATTATGACCCGCCAACAGATCCAGGAGATTCAAGAGCGCATCGGCACGACTCCAGACGGATTCTGGGGTCCGAAGTCCACAGCGGCTTGCCAGGCGTATTTGCGCTCGCTCATGCCATCGCCTAGCCCGTGGCCGGCATCGACGCCACAAGCCTTAAATAAGTTCTACGGCGACCCAGCCAAGGGCGAGGTGATCGGGCAAATCATCAAGCTTGACGTGACCGGGCTAGGGCTGAAATACAGCGGCTCGCTAGTAAAGACGGTCAACGTCCACGCCAAATGCGCTGACTCGCTTTACAAGGCGCTAGTGGGCATCTCGACCCGTGACTGCGCCTGGGTGCTCGGTGAGTATGCAGGCATTTACAACCATCGCCCAATGCGCGGCGGGACTCGCTGGAGCCTGCACGCCTACGGTGCAGCCATCGACCTTGCGCCGGGGACGAACGGGCTCAACACTCACTGGCCCACCCGCGCAAACATGCCGCTGGAAGTGATGGAATGCTTCGCCCGTGAAGGCTGGCTTCCTGCCGGGGCTTTTTGGTCGAGAGATGCGATGCACTTTCAGGCCACGCGATAAATGTGGCGTCACTGGCAAGTTTGAAGGGGTTTTCGTTGTTGTTCCCGTGGTGGCTTGCTGGTGACGCCCTTTCGATTCAGAACAGCGTAAGCTGAGACTTAGCGTTTTGCAGGTTCTGGCAGGCTTGCTTGAAATACGACTCCTTCAACTCACTGCCGACAAAGCGCCGATTCAGTTCGAGAGATGCGTAGCCTTCGCTACCGATGCCGGTGAAGGGCGAATAAACGAGATCTCCATCATTACTCCAGAGCGTGACAGCGCGCTCAATGACATCGAGCTGCAACGGGCAAATGTGCCGCTCGTCTTGATCGTCACGCGCTCCATCACGATTCAATACGCGCCCTTGATCGACGGTCATCCAGACTGGCGACGCGACCTCTTGCCACCAGTCCACCGGATAGCGCGCAGGGTCCTTTGTCACTGGCTTTGGATTCTCGCCGGGCTTGCGGAACACGAGCAGATAGTCAGAACAGCCCACCCGTGAATCGCACGAATCAGCCTTGAGCGTCTTGTAAAGCAGTCCGTGAGCCTTGGTGCGTTGCATCTCGGTAACTGGAGACTTCCAGATACAAATGCGGGAGTGGAATAGAAAACCCTTGCGCCAGAATGCGCGGATAATCTCGCCAGAGAAGTCTTGAAACTCAATCTTGCCGTGCTTCCACTTCGTCGAGAGGAGATCCACGCAATGAACAGCGACCTCACGACCAGGAACCATGATGCGCTTCAGCTCCTCGATGAGCAGTTCGAAATGCTGCGTGAACTCCGACAGGTCCGCACAGTTTCCCATGTCCTGCAGATCGTCCGAATAGGTAAAGAGATCCGCGAAGGGTGGCGAGAATACCGAGAAGTCGATGGAGTCGTCCTCGATCTGTTTTGCCACTCGGACGCAATCGCCGTGGTGGAGAGTCCAGTCTTTGCCGTATGCCGTGGTGATGTCTGTTTTCATGGTGAGCTTTTTGGTCTGATGTTCAGTGAATGCGGCGGATGCAATCTTCATCCGCTCTTGCATATTTTGGTGTTGTTCGATTTTGCGCCTGACGGTTTTGATGATGGCATCCTCGGTGGACGCCTGAACGATGAATGCGTTAACTGGCTTCTTTTGCCCAAAGCGATACGAGCGGCGCAGAGCTTGGTAGAAGTCCTCGAACGAGTAGGAAAGGCCGACGAACGCCACATTCTGGCAATGCTGCCAGTTCATCCCGTAACCGAAGATGCCGGACTTGGAAATCAGCACGCGCAACTTGCCACTCACGAAGTCATCCGCCGCTTGCTCCTTTTTCTTGGACAAATCAGATCCGCGAATCTCGACGGCGTCGGGCATGGCCTTCGCTAGCTGCTCGCTCTCGTCGTTCGTGTTGCACCAGACAATCCACGACTCAGATGATGCATTCACCATCTCGGCGACCTTGGCAACGCGAGCAGGTGACGTGAGACGCATCTCTTTGTGCATCGTTGTTGCTGACAGTGTAGGAGCGCGGAAAAGCTCACCCTCGCCAGCGCCTTCGACCTGATCAACCTCAACAGTGAGCGTCTGGAGATTGAGCGGTGGCAAGTCGTAACCATCATCGCAGAAGCCGATGTCAGACGGCTTGGAGACGCACGCGGCCCAGCTTGCGACCCAGCGCCAAAACTCGGCCTCGGCGTGGCCCTTTAATCGCCAGTCGCCCGTATTGAAAGTATCGTTGATGAAGAAGGTGGCCAGCATCTGAGCAGGCGAGCAGACGCCGAGGAAATCAGCGTGCTGGCCGAACTCGGTATAATCATTTGGGGACGGCGTCGCCGTGCAGCACAGCCGATAGGGAGTCTCAGCGAAGGTATCAGTGAGCAGCTTTCGCATCTTGCCAGTGAAGTTTTTCAAAATGCTGGACTCATCAAGAACGACGCCAGCGAAGATCGAGCAGTCGAACTTCTCCAGCTTCTCGTAGTTCGTGATCCAGATGCCAGGGCTTGTGACATCATCGCCGCTCTCGGCTACCGTCGCACTCAGGCCAAACTTGAGCGCCTCTTGCGCGGTCTGGTGAGCGACTGCGAGCGGCGTGAGAATCAACACGCTCCCGCCAGTCTTGCGGCAGATCTGAGAGGCCCACTCAAGCTGCTGCGCCGTTTTGCCCAAGCCACAATCTTCAAAAAGAGCAGCCCTCCCTTGCCTGACGGCCCAGCGCAGGACGTGGGCTTGCCACTCGAAAAGAGGAGCGATGATTGGTAATGGTTCAAAGCCGTGCGATGCGGCACGTCGCGTCTTTGCTTCGATGAAGGTATCGTAATCGTTCATGGGACTTCACAAACGCACAGCGGCCTTTGACTGTAAAGCGCAAAGTGTAGAAAAAGAATTTTCTACTTTTATTTGACGCGATGCAAATCGTGTGATTTAATCATCTCGTTAACCACACGAACGATTATGACGACACACACATTGCAAATGACGGCTGGCATTTTTGGCACCTTTGAAATGGCCAGAGGCACAAAACACGATTGCGAAGCTGCTTTGGCCAAGCTGGTCGAGTCTCATGGCAGAGACGAGCATTTTGCCAGCGCTGTTGGTCGCCAAGCTCCTGAGCGTCCAGTTTACGCAATCACCGCAGTTTAAAACCATGACCACTCCACCACCACCAATCCCAACATCGACTCTCAAAGTCACCGCCGACCTCCACCGCAGGCTCAAGATTCACGCCTGCCGCAACGGTTACAAGCTCCAAGACTTCGTCGAGCGCGTCTTGGAAAAGTCGCTTAACCGCAAGAAGCCGTAATCCATAACTACATCCAACACCGATAATCCCAAATAGAACGATTATGACTGCACCCAAACACACTCCTGCGCCTTGGCGCTACATCAGACGCTCTGACGAAGAGTTTTCTCATCCCAGCATTGAGGCTTTGGATGACACGTTTTCAGTCGTCATTCTTGGTTTCAGAGATGACCCGAACGACGACGGCGGCGTGCGTGGTCGCACCCTTGAAGAGGCTGAAGCAAACGCCCACCTCATCGCGTCGGCTCCTGATTTGCTGGAGGCTTTGAAGCGTAGCGTTGTCGCTCTTGAGGAGTGCGCTGACTGCCTGGACTCCTACCGCATCGGGCAGCTTGAAGCAGCACGCGCCGCTATCGCCAAAGCGGAAGGGAGGGCGAAATGATGCCGCTTACCTCCGCTTCAACCCTGCTTATTCGCTGGACCACATGGCTTGATCGCGCCTGCTTCTGGGCTGGCTTTCACGGTCAACGCAGAACTGACCACGTCGCACTAGTCGCAAGCTGGGCCAAATCCGACTATCAAGCATGGAGGGCCGCGACGTTTCGATGACCATTCACCGTCTCATTTTTGAACTGGAGCAGTTAGCGGGACGACTCCCGAGCGGCTACCAATCCGATGTCGTCGCCTGGGTCCGCGTCCCGAATGCCGGCGAGTCCGCAGTCCTCGAAGTCAGCGCAGTGCAACAAGGCTACCGAATCACGCACGGCGGGCCAATCGCAACAATTTGCCTGGATCAACGGGCATAAACCAAAACAACAACAACAATGAAATCCCTCCTCTACTCCTTCCTGCCCTACTGGGCCATCGCATCCATCCGCCGCCGTCGGGACATTCAGCGCCGTTACAAGCTCGCTGTGCGCGAGAATGGCAAAATTTACGGGACGTTCGTCGATCCCGTCTAAACCCAAACCCAAACAACAACGACAATGACAATGACAACTGAACTATCCACCCAACCCGAAGTCACCGACATCCAAATTCAGCGAGAGAACGCCGCCTTTGAGATGCTTCAACGTCAAGCCAAGATGTTTTCAACATCGACGCTCGTCCCCAAAGAATTCCAAGCTAACATGGCTAACTGCGCCATCGGAATTAACATCGCCAAACGCCTTGGCGCTGACCCGTTCATGGTTTTGCAGAATATTGATGTTATTCACGGACGGCCCAGCTTTCGCGCAACCTTCCTGATTGCGATGGTTAACGCCAGTGGTCGCTTCGAGCCGCTGCAATTCCGCATGACTGAGACGGGCAAGGAGACGACAAAAGCCGTAACCTTCGAGGTATGGGAAAACCAGAAGAAGGTTTCGCGTGAAATCAAATACACCTACACGCCGACAACCTGCGTAGCCTACGCGAAGGACAAGGCAAGTGGCAACGTAATCGAAGGTCCGCCAGTGTCTTATGACATGGCGATCTCTGAGGGTTGGGTTGGGAAGGCTGGCAGCAAGTGGCAAACCGACATGCGCGAACTGATGATTCGCTACCGTGCTGCCGCTTTCTTCGCCCGTCTTTACGCGCCTGACATCACGTTGGGTATGATGACCGCTGAAGAGGCTGTGGATGTTGTCCAAGAGCGCGAAGTCACTCCCGCGAAGGTGGCGCTGTTCACAACAAAGCAAGAGCCTGAGCCCTTGACCTTGACCGCTGACGCGCCGACTCATTTGGAGATCCTAACCGCTCGCCTGAATGAGTCTGGCCTGACCTGGGAGCAAGTCGCGCAAGAAGCGGCTGCTGGTGGGCTGTTTGTGTACCTTGAAGCACCGATGGAAGAGCAAGCGCCAGACGCGCTCGCTGACATCGTAAGCGCGTGGGGAGCGATTGTGGCAGGCATCAAGAAGGGAGGTGCGAAGTGATTCCTTTTCACGAAATCAGGCAGCAAGTACAAGGGGCCGAAGCTACGATCAGACAGGCTAATGAATTGGCATCTGAATTGGCGCGGCTGTTGGATGGTCGGTGCCAGCACGTTAAAGACTGGGCGGGGCGTTGCGCTTTGGCGAGAATCAAAAAACAGCTTAGCGGCTTCAACGCGCAAACGAAAACCTGGAAAGGAGGTGCGAAGTGAGCGCGATTTACGACGGCGGGCCAGCGTTTCCAGCGAGCCCTACTTACGGGCCAAACGGTGATCTTTATCGACCTGCGGATATTGGCTGTGAGGGCATGACCCTCCGCGACTGGTTCGCTGGGCAGGCTTTGGCTGGAATGTCCGCACATAAAGATTCTGCAAAATGGGAAATGCACGAAATTACCGCTGACGCATACGCTTACGCAGACGCCATGATTGCAGCACGGAAAGGAGGCTCCAATGACTGACACAATCTACCATCGAGACGCCGGCACTGGCTTCGGGCTTGCCATCAAACTCAACCTTAAAGCCGTGCGCGAACTACTTGACCGCGAAGTGCCGCACTTCGACAGCCTAACCGCCGCAGACAAGAAGCTGCTCCAGCGCCGCTTCGCAGTCTACTGCAAGCACGGGCGCGCTGACTTCGGTATCGGAGCGGTCGCTGGCAAATTCCAGCAGGAGCATCCGCCGAGCATCGACAATTTGCCGAACAAAGCGGCGGTGCAGATGGCAATTGCGAAGGTGAAGGGAGGTGCCGAATGAGTCCTGAGAAGCAACGGATTGCGATTGCGGAGGCTTGCGGGTGGAAAATTCACCCGAAAGACAGGTTTGTCGTAATACCACCGAACTCGCCGCATAGCGTTCAGCCGCTCCACACGGTACCCGACTACCTCAACGACCTCAACGCCACGCATGAGGCGTTCAAGCGCCTCGGGCGGCATTGGGAAATTTCACAAGTTCACGACGGTTACTATTGCCGGATTCAGTTCGGGCCACAAGGCAAAGACATTGTGGTTGCTGGGTTGGAACTTTCGACAGTGATGACTGAAGCCTTCCTCCGCGCCCTCAACAAATGGGAAGGAGGCGACCATGAGTGAAGATGTATTTACCGATATGCTGGAAGACGATGCCGCCGCCGATCTTTTGGTTGATTTGATCGTAGCTGGCGAAATCGACCCAAGACGCGGACTTCCTTCCGCATCCTCCCTTGAGCGGCTGCACAACTGCCCTGGCTCATGGCTAGCGACCAAGGACCTACCAGACGAATCTAACGCGGACTCTGAGGCCGGAACGCGCATCCATCGAGCCCTGGAGACGGGCGACATGACCGGGCTTTCGGCGGATGAGGAGCAAACGGCGGAGATGTGTAGAGCACAAGGCGACAAGGTGTTAGGCGACTGGAATCCCGACATGGACGGAATAGCCTACAAGGAACAGCGCCTTGGCCTAACTCGAATCGGCGGCGTTGTCGATGTCACCGACGACACGAAAGCAGATCTCGTTTTCACTGGGCAGGCTGACTTGATCGTCATTGACGGCAATCGCGGTCTGGTCCTGGACTACAAAACGGGGCGCGGTGAAGTCGCTGACGCGGCGGAGAATCTGCAACTTCGCGGGCTGGCTGTGATGGCTGCTCGTCGCTGGCGGCTGGAGTCTGTGAGGGTGGCGATTGTGCGGCCTTGGGCGGGTCCGGCGAGTGTGGCGGATTATGACGCTGGGGCGCTCATTAGCTCCCGTAACTGGATGATGCGCTTGCTGGAAGCAGTCAAAGCCGCAACACCTAACGACCTCAATCCCGGCGCTTGGTGCCACTACTGCAAAGCAAAGGCTATTTGCCCCGCACTCCGTAGCGTTGCGCTTGAGCCCGTCGAACACATGGCGCTAACCCTGCCTGCCGACGACGCAACCGCACGGGCCGCGCTGTTTGCTCGGGCAATGGAAATGACACCGCAGAGGCTCACGGCGCTGTATCGTGGCCTTAAGCTGGTTGGCTGGTATCAAGCGGCCATCGAAGGCGCGATGCGGAAGCGGGTGGAAGAAGGCGAGATTCCAGGCTTTAGGATGAAGCCCGGCCAGATCCGCGAGAAGATCACCGACGTTGGCGCAGTGTGGGCGAAGTGTGAAGGGCTCGGCGTTAAGGCGCAGGACTTCACCGGCGCTTGCTCAGTGACCAAGGACGCGCTCAAGACGCTCCTGCGGGACGCTACGGGGTCGAAAGGCAAGGCGCTTGATGCGACTATCAAGAACGTGCTTCACGGAGCGACGGAGAGCAAGGAAACCGCACAACAGATTGAGGAGGTGAAAGCATGATTGAACGACCAACACCGGAGACGGATGACTTACTCAACATAATCCGCAAGCTTGAGTGCGAACTCGCAGAGGTGGTGAAGGCGCGGGACCACAATCGGACCTGTGTTAAAAGGCTGGCTCAGGAGCGAGACGAAGCGCGGGAACTTGCGCGGGAGTTGCGGGATAAGCTTCAACTCGCTTCCGGTTTGC